CTTGCAATATTAAAAGGAACTCCTAAAAACATATCTGCTGAACGTTGGTATAATTGACAACTTAATTCGCCGTCTTGTACGTGAAACTGAAACATAGTATGACACGGAGGTAAAGCCATAGTATCTACTTCTGATGTGTTCCAAGCACTTACAATATGTCTACGACTATAAGGATTATTGTAAATGTTTTTCATAACTTCTACAATTTGATCGACGTGATTTGTTTTCCCCCGCCAACTACGCCATTGACTGCCATACACTGGACCAAGTTCTTTAATAATATCTGTATTAGTATAACCTAAGTCTGCACCTTGAGCATCTGCATTAGCAGTCCAAATAGTAGTTTTGCCTACTAGTTCTTCTCTAGGCTTGCCGTAGTGTATTTCAGCAAGTCTACGCTCGTCACTAGAACCTTCTAGCATCCAAAGCAATTCACTTACTACACTTTTCCAAGCAAGTTTTTTAGTAGTAACAGCAGGAAATTCATTACGCAGATCAAAACGCATTTGATAACCAAAAACGCCTCGGGTACCTACGCCAGTACGATCTTCCCGATCTTTACCGTTGTCTAAAATATGTTGTAATGCATCAAGATATTGTTTCACGTTTTTTCTCCCAAATTTCAAAACGTACTTCTGGATGATCTTCTGCAGATCTTAACGTGAACTTTTCTTTAATTTTTTCTAGTGGTAAATGTGTGTCGCAGTTAAAATCACCAGGTATACGACTTAGATAAAACTCTTCGATTAAATCAATTGTTTGGTTTATGATATTCGGACCGCCTATGATCCAAGTAGTAAGTTCTTTATGTTTTAAATTAAGTAATTCTATTTGTTGACACATTTGAGCAGTTGGTGCATTAATGTAATAATCTGCACCTAAGTTATCTCCTACTCGAGAAGTTACAACTACATTGTATCTATTAGGCAAAGGTCTTGGCATATGAGGATCCTTCCAAGTAGTAGATCCCATTATAACAATATCTCCTGTTGTATTGTCTTTAAACCATTTTAAATCTTTTGGATTGTTAGGCCACGGTAGTGTACCGTCTTTGCTAACACCTCCTGTGTCATCACAGGCTAGTATTGCTTTTATCATTCTATCTCCACTATCGGAATACTTTTTTCTATGTATTGCTCATACTTATTAGGTACACCGTCATAACTATCTGCATCAGGTAACGCATCTTTCTTTTCGTAGATGGGTTCGCCCTTATCACTTAGCGTTTCGTTAATAGCATACCATTTATCGTGTTCTTCACCTTTTAATGCACTATCAGGTAAAATTGCATCTACAGGACATTCAGGTTCACAAACACCGCAGTCAATACATTCTAAAGGGTTAATAACAAGCATATTATCTAACTCGTAAAAGCAATCCACAGGACAAACTTCTACACAATCTGTATGCTTACATTTTATACAATTATCAGTAACTAAGTATGTCATTTCTTTCTAATTTTGTTTTTCTGGAAATCTAACATCAAATGCAACATTGATTCTTTGTTTATCTATAGGATTGGATTCAACCCAATGACCTAGATATGAAGGAAACAGTAATAAATCACCGTCATCTGGTTTATATCTTGCACTACCGTAATATGGCCAAAGTGGGTGATAATGTTCAAATACAACACGGTCACTTTTTAAAACTATCTCACCAGTTCCAAAAGACTGTAAATAAACTATACCACTCATAATGCCGCCAGTATGTGAATGATAACTATTTGCACCACCTTTATCGTTTACATTAACCCAAGCATCTACAGAAAGGCTTTCTGTATTAAAAAATCTTGCTTTAGAATCTGTATAAAAGTTTGTCGGAACAGCAAAAGTATTTTGGAAAGTATCTAATCCTTGTTGAATTAGTTTAAGTACGGTGTCGCCATATTTTGAATCATAACCATCTTCAGTTCCTACTCTAAAAGCATCTCGCCAACATTTAGGAGCAGTGTCTGGAGAAGGTCCTTTATCTGCTTTTACTTTTAAAATATTATCTATTAGTCCTTTTCTAGTATCTTCGTCGAGTGCTCCTTTGATATGAATAATCGGACTAAGCTCAACTATATTTACATCTATCTCATCTGGTTTAAACATTATATCCTCGCTAATCTAATAAGTGTCGCCGCTAAGTTAATCTCTGGATCTACAACTAATGTATGATCTACCATCCCTTGTTTAATAGTTAGCACTGCTGTATCTTGTTGTTCTTCATTTCCGAACAATTCAATATTATCGTACAACCAACGATACACTTCTTCCATTTCTTCTGGACGAATTGCACCGCACAAAAGTTTACGTGCTTCTTGGATCTTGCCTGCTTTAAACAATTCAACCATTTCAAGTTTCCAGTCGCTTTCGCCTGTATCGCCTTCGTTAGGTTTGTTTAGCACACCGTCTGTACTATTCATTTGTACAGTGTTGATGCACTTACGCAAGTCCGGGTAAGTTGCTTTTACATAAGTGTCTAGTGTATCCAAGTCTGGAGTTACACCTTCGGTTATAAGAATCTCTGCAACCCTTGCTGTAAACTCTGTCTGATCGATCTTGGCAATATGGAAACCTTGACAACGACTGTGAATAGCAGGAATAACTCTGTTTGGATAATTGCAAGTAAGAATAAAACGTGCAGTTGTGTGATACTCTTCCATAACACCACGTAGTGCGGCTTGTGCGTTAGGCGACAAGTAATCAGCCTCATCTAGCAGTACAACTTTAAAGTCACCAAATGGAATCATCTGTACAAAGTTTACAATCTTATCGCGAACGTCATCTACTGAGTTTGTTCGTGATGCGTTAATCTCTAATATGTCTAGATCATTTACTTCAAGCTCGTTAAATAATAACTTAGCAAGAGTAGTTTTACCAATCCCAGCATTGCCACTAAAAAGCAAGTGTGGAATAGTTTTATCTTTGATCCATGTTTTGACTTGTTGTTTTTGTGCTTCATCTCTAAATACATATCCATCTACCGTCTTAGGACGATACTTTTCTACCCATAATTCTTTCATTTCTTTTCCTGTTCTTTCTTTGGCTTACGTCCGTAAAAACTTTTATATGAAATTTCTTCAGTTCTTTCACCTGGTTTAAAATATTGTATTTTTCCGCCTTTGTCTAAAAAGTCCTGTAACTGTTTTTCAGTCATTCCGCTTTCTTTTGATTGTCTGTCCATCATCGTTGTGTTACTCCAAAGTGTTTGTATGATTGTTGAACACACTTCGCTTGATAATAACAATCAGCTAATGCGTTGTGTAGTTCTTCTTGTATTGCCTTACGAGGATCCGTAGGCATCATAGCAAACAGTGTACGACTGTCACGTATCTGCCAATAGTTCCAGGGTACAGGTTTTTCAGCTTCTTTGTACAAATGCTGTAGTATTACAAAATCAAATGTAGGACCTTGACACCAAATGTAATCTAAACCTACACTCCATTTGTTTAATTGACGTAGCATCTCTTGTACACTTACACGATCTTCGTGATCACCAAATGCTTCGTCTTGAATTGCTTGCGGTTGCGTAGCCCACCAAGCAAGAGTATTATCGTCAATACTACGATTATAGTCTGTAGTTTGTTCTTCTACATCACCACGTAGATATAATGGACTGTGCGGCTCAGCATCTGAAAATGGATCAAACTTAATAGCACCAAGGGTCATAACAACACTATCTGGATTAACTCCAAGTGTTTCTAAATCGATCATACCGTGTGTAGCCAAAAGAAAACTCCTAACATTTTATATACATTATAGCGTATAAACTGCTAGGAGTCAAGTACTATTTTAGGAATTTTGCCAATTCTGGACCAGTCCAACCTTCTGGTTTTAATACTTTTCCATCTTCACGCTTGCGAACCTTACCTGTTTCTGGATCAATTTTGGCAAAATTAGTACGCATAACTTCGTTCCACGCACCTTCGCCATCTGCTCCTAAAGAGTTAATGGCACCAATTGTGACAACAAGAATATCAACCAGTGCATCAAGTTGTTCTACAGCGTCTTGTGATTTAATAGCATCAGCAAGTTCACCGGCTTCTTCTTCAATTAATTTTAGGTACATACCATATTGATCAGTATTAACCTTATCAACAGTTTGATCGCAAGCAATCATAAAATCTGTTTGATCTTTAAATGGATTTGTCATTATTACCTCTTATTGGTTGATAAATGCTGAAGGATCAATATCTACAGATCCTCCGTGTGAAGTTTCGTTTCCAATATATAATTCATCTGGTTTTTCATCTGAATAGGCTAGAATACTTTCTGTTTCTACCATACGAATTTCCATTTCACCTTCACCGGTATCGATATTCATACCACGTGTCCAACGTCCGTGTTCTATTAAGATCCATTGTCCTACTTCATAAGGGTCTTTGTTTTTCGGACCTTTTGAATATACCTTAGCCCAACGTGGATAAATTCCTCGTTCTTTACCATCGTCGCTTGAAATAATTAATCCGCTCTTTGTTGTTTGTTCACCAAAGTGCATATCTGATACTAGTACACGATTTCCTATCGCACGAGGAGTACCTTTAATAGCATTGATATTAGCCATTATTCACCCTTTTTTACAAAGTTGCCGTCTGCGTCTTCTACCCATTCATCGTCTGAAACATCTACGATTGCAGGATCTTCATTTGTTTCTTGTTTAGTTGTAGTCTTTTTTGAAGTTGTAGTCTTTTTTACAGGTTCTTCATCAACTACTGTTTTCTTTCTTACAGGTGATTCGTCTGGAACTCCTTGCGCTGTTTCATAATACTCTTTAACAAGGTCTTCTCTTTTACGAACAATTTGCCCGCCGGCGCCTAGTTCATCGCCACGTGCATTTACACGAGCATTACCTACTGCCGGAGTTAACTCATTGCGTTGGCGCAACATATCCATATCTACAGTTTTACCCTGCATTGATTTATAAACTTTCTTTTGAGGTTGTTTCATTGCCATTTAATTTCTCCTAAAATTATATGTATACTTATCTCAAGAACTCGGTGTAGTCTAGTCCATATTGGACGGAATTAATCTTATGTACACCTATCAAATATAACACATAACTTGCAACACTTGATCCACGTCCTACACCCCACACAATGTTGTTTTCACGCATAAAGTCAACTAAGTATATCATATATTGTAGTAAGTGTATCATTTTACGAGATTCAAATTCTCTATACTCTGCTGTAATTCTACTTATATTTTTTGGCCAGTCGCCTTTTTCTTGACACTTTTTAACAAGATATTCCCATACATTAAGTTCTTTATATTTGTCAGGCATAAACCAATGTCCTTGACAAACTTCGTCAAACTCTTTTTGATTTACATTTAATGGAATATACCAATTTAATGGACTTAATCCTTGATCTTCTAATGCACTATTAAATTTTTCGGTCTCTATTTCTTTTTGACAGAGTACAACGTGTACTTTGTCTGAGTGGCCACCATATATCATATTAATAAGGTCGCGCCCTGTGAATCTAGGTATACCGAGTTCGTCTGTTTTCATTAGCATTAATGTATATTAACTGATATTAATCAGATTGTCAAGTCCTGAATTGCCGTTTTCTTCGTCTTGTTTAATTTTTTTATGTGCAATTCTTGACTCTAATTCTAAACGATACATTTCGAGTATCGTTTGAACTTGTGTTTGTAATTGAGGATTTCTAGATGCTTGAAAATATTTCCTACTCAACTCTGAAATTTTTGATTCAACCTCAGAGTCGGTGAGGTCTTTTAAACTATCTACTAACGGATTAAACATTTGTTAACCTTAAGTAATTGTTATATTTTTCCAACTGTTGTCAGAAGGATCATAAACTTGGAATGCTTCATCAGTTGAATTGTAAATCAGTGATCTTGGAACTCCAATACCGCCTGCATCACGTGCCGCAGTAGTATACTCTGGAATAATAAAGATTTGTGGACTCATTTTACCAGTTGTTGCATCAATCGCTTTAACCGATCCTGAGTTAGTAAAAATATCACCTTGGAAATTTGCTTCAATAGTTGTACAAGTAAGAGTACCTGTACTAGGATTATATGTTAAAGTATCGTCGGTTTCAAGTCCGTTAGTTCCTGTTGCAGAATCAGCAAGTATAATTGACTTAGAAGCATTTTCGTCTCCTGAGTCAGAAAGTGTAACAGTTGTAGCATTAATTGTGCCAGTGTTAACCCACGCACCGTCTGCATCACTAAACGATAAAAAGTCTCCGTCAGCAAGTGTTGTAATTTCTACGTTGCCAATATTAGCAATATCGTCTATTGTGCCTTCAATTTCTTGTCCAAGAGTACCAGTTACAGTTAGATTACCTTGTATTGTTGTATTACCGCCTACTGAAAGATCATTTGTAATAGTTAGTGTAGAAAAAGGAATCACATCAGGACCTGCTGATGCTGTATTAAACTTTCCTACATATTCTAAAAATACTGTAGCACCTGAATCTGTTGTATACACATCTACGATTGTAGGAGTAGTATCACTACTAATAACTAATGTAGCATTACTTTCAGGCCAGCTAGGATTCAAACGTAATGTCCCGCTTTGTGCGGCTTCAAAAGTTATAGTTCTAGTATCACTATTATTACTTCTAATAGATAAACGCATATGACCGTATTGACTATTTGCAGGAAAACTATCTAATGTAATTGTTGCATTTCCAGCAACAGTAACATTTTGGAAATGGCCATCATCCCAGTCTATTGTTCCCGAAGTTGTAAATTGAATGGTATCAAATGTTTGATATGAATTAGCTCTAAATTTAGCAAAACTTACTAAACTGTTATTAAAATCATTATCTTCGTTTGTTTTAGCAGTATTAGTTTGTAGCGATTCTATTTCGCTCTTTGCGTTATTAAGGCTTGTTTTAATAGTCGAGAAATTATCTCGAAATCCCTGCGAATCATTGTCCTGTCCTGCGACTGGAAAATTTTCGTCTATATCTGTAAAGTTTATATTACTGGCCATATTATAGTCTCCTAACTATATTTATCTTGTTTATACGTTGAACTGGTAGTTTGCGAATAGAATGTATTCTTCCGCACTGCTTTCTTTTGTACTATCTATTATATATCTATCTAAGTCTAAGTCAAATTGACTAAAGTCAAAATTAGTTGATTTAATTGCACTCTTAATTACTTCGCTTTGACCCGGTTTAGTATAACATAAAATCAATGCCGGAGTAAATCCTAATTCATTTACATTATTTTCTTGTGCTGATCTCATCCACAAAGGAACAAAGTCTCTTTCAGTTGCTCCAATTGGTCTAATATTTTCTCTCATATTAGTTAAGTTAGATATGAACTTAACAACATCTTTATTTTGACTTGCATTTATATGTGTAGAAGAAGTTTTTACTGAATTTGCTCTAGCAGGACGTAACGAAGAAGTAGGTCCAAGACCTCTTATAATTTCAATAAGAGTATCTTCAGTTCTTCTATCGACTAAGATTCCTTCTTCCCACTTTATATCTATATCACCGTTTCGAGTAACTACTTCAAAATCGTCTCCTAGTGTAACATTTATTGTGTTTCCACTTCTTAATTGAATTGAAAAAGTAGGTTTATCTTCAAAATCATAAAACGTATTTTTAGGAGTTGCATTTACTGTGTTTACAAGTATTTCATCTGCATTACTTAAATTAAATGTTTTTGCAGTTTTTCCTTTTGATGGTTCTGCAGGATCAACAACATCTAAGTAAACTACTTCGTATACTATATCATTTGAACCTGGAACTTTTGCAACAGCAGTTTTTAAATCACCGACTAAGTATCTTTTTCTTTTGTGGTTTTTTGATGCCGCCGCAACAAAGTTTTGAATATCTGTTGATTCAATTCCTGCATAAACAAGCATTTTTATTTCTTTTTGAATTCCAAAGTTTGGATCACTCGGACGATATATAAGTTCAGGAATAAAAATTTCAGGATCAGAAATAAATGCTCTAAAACTTTGTCTAACATTTTCTTTTAAAAATGGTTTCATATAAAGATTGCTATATCTTTTAGTGTCAGGATTTTCAACTCTTATACTAAACTCTTTATTAACTATATTATATTTGTAAAGGTCTTGTGCTGAAACTACAAACTTATATTCTCTATCAATTGGCGTTGTTGCACCGTCTAGTGTAAATGTATCTCCATCGAATACAGTTAGTCCATTTTCTGTATATACAAATCTTTCCCAAAGAGAAGAGTCTGCATTAAACGTAGAAGAACTAGTATGTGTAGTTAATGCACGATATGTCAAATCTTCATAACGAACAACATCACCAATGGTATATGATCTTGTAGGTTTCCAAAAACTTTTATAAACCTGTTGTCCAAATGCATTTACTTTTCCAACTATTTCTCCGTCAAAACTTAAAGCAAGGCCTGGAGGCAATCTTCCTGAATTTAAACTATAGATAACATTAGAATTAGGTATAGAAGTAGTTGCTTCTACTTTTAATACAGAAATAACATTAGAACCAATAAGTCCTAAATTACTGTCTGTAATCCAAGTTGTCTCGCTATCAATTTCGCCAAGAAGTTTAAGAGTAAATGTTTTTTCTGTGCTTGCAGTTTCGTATTCTTGATCAGGAGTAAATCTATTTGCACGTACACTAAATTTATAACTTGTGGTAATTTCAGACTGATAAGGTGTAACGCCTGCTATTTCGCCAGTTGAAGTATCTAATTCTAGTCCTACAGGCAAAGTTGATTTTGTTTCTGGCACAACAGTTGTAAAGTCTATAAGTCTTACATAACCTATATTTTCATTAAATGAGACAGGATGACCTGTTGCTGTAAAAATAGTACCGACAGAATTTGTATCAGCACCAAAATTAGTAAAATCTGTTGTTCCTATTTTGGTTATAATATACTGAAAACCGGTAACCATTTTTTCTGCACTACGTGGATTTTGTAATCCTTTATCGGGATGAATTGGAAATTCTCCACTGATATCCCAACGACCTTCTGCTGTTTTACCGTCAGTAAATCGATATGTGCCCGGTGTTGTTTCTAATAGTTCGTAAGAAACAACACCTGTTAAAGTATTTGGATCAATAATATCAAGAAAGAGTGTAATATAGTTATTGGCTCTTCTAACACCTAGATCACTCGGAGTTAACCAGATTGGAACTCTTAAGTTTGTATTGTCAGCAGTAAATGTACCAGTGCCAACTTGCATAATAGTATTATCAACACGGAAGAAGTCATCACCTACAACAAAGATACGAAATGTTCTTCTAGAAACTATGTCCCCGTCTGTTACACTAATTGTAAATTGATAATATCTGTTTAATTTTTTAGGTGTTCTTTCATTATATTTAAAATCATATATAGTTGTGTCATAATAAAAGCTATCAAATCCGTTTGAACTTCTTAATCCAAAGTCATATCCTGCTGACTCGAAGTCATACGGTGCAGTATCAAATGTTCCTGCATTGTATGATAATGTTTTTTCAATAGCAAGAATAGGGTCAACAATACCTACTATTCTGCCATCTTCTGTTAATTCAATTCCTGGTGGAAGTTCGCCGTCACCGTCTGCTATAAAATATGATAAAGTTTGTCCTGCTTCTATATCGTCGTCTGTTGCAATAAGTTGGAAATCAACGGGCGAACTATCAAGTATATAAAAGGTATCATTATTACCAACAGGAAGTAACCCTGGATCAGTTTGCCATACAGGAGCATCAGGACCACTAACTGTTAATTTAAATGTTCTATCCTTTATTGCTCCGTTAAGCTCTGCCCTAAGTACAAATCTAAAATCTGTAACCCTTGCTACTTCATATGGAGTTCCTACTAACTGAGATCCTAGTATTCTAATGCCGCCAGGTAACTTACCACTTATTAACTTTACAGTGGAATTAGTATCTGATAACGGAAGATCAACCGCTACAGTAACATTTTCTGTTAAGTCAGCGAGTTTAGTATCTGAAGGCTGTGTCCATAAATCTGCCATATTTTATTCCTTATATAGCGTATTTATCGGAAATGAATTATGTAAAACTACCGAGTTCAATAGTGTTAAGTGATTCAGGTGTAAACTCTCCCAGATCGACGTCAGTTTGTGATAAAATAAATTCAATAGCATTGTCCCACGTATTTCTAAAATTGCCAAAGTCGAATCCTTGGAAGTAAGCACCAAACTCTCTAAGATCATAACCGTACACTAATCCCTGTAAAGAACCTTGGAACGTATTTGCTGATATTACATTTGCGCCAGTTATATCTTTAGCATTAGCATTTAAGTTAGCCGATAAAGTTGGTGACGAATCTCTAACTAAAATACCAGAGTTATCTAAATCAACATACAATGTTTGTCCAACTGAACGTGTGGCTATTCCTTCACCTCCTCTAAGAGACAAAGTTTGACCTCTAGTTATTCCAATTGTGCCTCCTTCGTCAACTATTATTTGTAGTTGGTCTAAACTCTCCGAACCAGTAATTGTAATAGTTTCTTCGTTGGCCTGTACTGTAATATTTGCGCCAGCAACTAGTCTTTTAAACTTTTCAACACCTGACTGCTTCCCTGCATATACAGGTTGTCCTAAAGTTCCTAAATTTTCTATGACAGTAGTTTCAACAATTCTTGCATCTAATTCTTCAAAGTTATCGTTTACTTTGATAAATGCTTCTCGGAGATCGTCGCCCGTTCCGTCGTTTGCTATAATTCCTACGTCAACATAATTAATTGCCATTTATAATCTCCATTAATGTAAGTCTACCCAAGATGTGCCATTGTATACTTGTGCTTTTGATGTTCCTTGATCAAACACCATCATTCCTGCAACTGGCGAAGCAATAGCACTATCTCTAGCAGTAGCATTTGTATAACTAGGCAACTGGAAACTTTGTGCGTCTGCGGCACTAACTATGTCAAGGTGTGTTCCGCTTCCTAGATAAATTGCTCCACCGTCGCCGTTGCTACTTATTGTAGTTATAGAGCCGGTGATATC